ATGCCTGCTGGGCGTTGGCCTTGGCAAGGTCCGCCATGTCCTGCGATTCCAGATAGCGCGACACGGTTTTCATGGCGCCGGCCAACTGCTCGGGGTTGGTGTTGCCGTGGGCGACCGCCTCAAGCTGTGAATCGGTGCCCGTGCCCCTCTGGCCTTGGAACCGCTGCAACGTGCCCTGCGCGATGTACTTCATCGCTACCTGGTAGTCGATGGCGCCCTTCTTGGCACTGTCGGGGATCATCGAGCTAAGGACCGGCGTGTTCATGATCACGGACAGGGCATGGTTCTGCCATTGCGTGCCGTAGCCGGTCTGCACGCCATTGTTGAGCAAGCCGCGTAGGTTGTCGTAGACGTTCATGCGCGAGGCGGCGTTCTGGCCCGCGTCCATGACCGACTGGTAACGCTGCGCGTTGGACTTGGCCACCGTGTCCTGACCCGCCATAAAGCCGGGCGACGGGCCGCTGATTGCGCCACTGGGTGCACCCGTGGTGGCCTGCGCGCCGATATTGGCGGACTGCAACTGTCGCTGTAGCCATGCCTGCGCCACATCGTCGGGGATGCCCTCCTTGACCATCTGTGTAGCGCGGGCTGCAAGCGAAGATGCAATCTGATCCGACGACAATGGGTTGCCGGGCCCGCCAACCGCTCCTACATAGTTGCCCTGCGTCGTGTTGACCGTGCGCCCATCCGGCCCGGTGTAGCTGTAGGGCGTAACCGCTGCCTTAGCCCCCGCCTGCGCGCCAGCCTTGGCCGCTTCAGCGGCGCTTACCGCCTGGATGCCGCCCGCCACTGGAACCTCTTGGAACTGGCCCGTTACCGGGTCGCGGACCATCTGAAAGCCCGGTGAAACCTGCGGCAGGTTGGTGAGGCCGCCCGTCTGCGGATCGAACATGTAGCCGCCGCCACGAAGCGAAGTCGGCGCGATGTAGTTCTGCTTGGCAATGTTCTGCTGGATGATCTGGCGACCAATGGTTGAGCGCGGGTCAATTCCGGCCGCGTCCAGTTGCTTCACAAAATCGGTCGGCTGCGGATAAGCACGGTTGAGGTATTGCGTCGATGCGGCGGACGGGTCGAACGCAAAACCGAGTTTGAACATCGGGTCCTGCGCCATGCCATCGGCGAGGTGGCTTACCTGCGGCTGCGCTGGCTGCTGACTGGGGTCGGCGTAGCTGGTGCCGGGCGTCCCGTTACTCGAACTGAGCATCGGCGCATTCGGGGCACTTCCTGCCGGCATCTGCTGGACTTCCGCAGCCCGGGCCTGGTCGGGCGTAGCGAAATCGCCACCGCCGTTGCCGATCTGGCCGCCACCCATCGAGCCGCTGCCCAAGACGCCCGAAATCGCACTGTTCTGAAGCCCGTAACGCTGCGCCTGAAGCTCAGCCATGCGCGCCTGGATAGCCGCCAGACGCGACTGCTGCGACATGCGCACGCCCTGCATCAGGTCCTGCCCGAAGCTGTGCGGCGTGAGCGACGGGCCACTGGCCGACATCAGCCCAAGCCCCATGTTGAACGCGGGGTTGAACTGCAAGTTGCTGAGTGCGGTGCTCAGGTCAGCAAGACTCATGACATGTACCCCGCAAGCGCACCGATTCCGGCGCCGATCAGGCTGCCGTACTGGCCCATCCCGCTGCCTACCTGGCTACCTGCAAGCGCACCGCCCATCACGTTGCCGGCCGTGTTCTGGAATACCGGCTGCTGGTTGGTCTGCATCGCGCCGTGTTGCAGCGAATTGATGAGGCCCATGTAGTTGTTGAGGTTCGTATAAGGCAGGTTCTGGTTGTAATCCCAAGCCGTCTTGGAAGCGTTGGTGTAGTTCTGCGCCTGCTGCTGCGACAGCGCGCCGGCCTGCGCCACGCCCTGAAGGTTGGCAAGGTTCGACGTGTTCAACCCGACTGCGCTATTGGCTGCCTGCCCCATCAACTGCCGCTCATTGGCGTAATTGCCGCCATAAATCTGCGTGGCGAGCTGGTTCATCTGATCGTTCTGGACAGGGATCGAGGCTTCGAGGTTGCGACCCGCGGCACCGAACTGGCTGGCAACCCGGTTCTGCACCGCATTGGCCGCCTGATTGAAGGTCGATGCCAGATACGGGTTGCTGTTCGGATCGAGGTACTGGCCGCCGAGCGTACGCTGCGTCTCGCCATTGGCCGCCATCAGCGTGGGGTTGCCATTGGCACCAAGATCATTCGCGGCCGTCAGGTATTGCTCTTGGATGGACGACAGCGGCGCCACGGTCGAGCCGGGGTAGTATTTGGGTCCGCCTTGCTGGTAAAGCTGCTGCGCCTGGCCGACGCCGTACTGGTTGGCCGTATCTAGCCAGCTGGGAAGCTGCGTGTTTTGGGTCGTCGTGACGTGACTAGGAGAAGATGAACTCATGGATTACGACCCTCGAATGCCAGTGGGGGCGAGCGCCGGAGGAAGCCCGTAGGGGCTGGGGTTGGGTGCGGCGCCTTGGGCAAAGCCTGCATAAGGGCCGTAGACGGGCGAGGCATCGCGCAACGCCCGCTGATTCCAGAAGCCACCTACGGGCGCGGAACCGCCAGAAAGAGCACTTAGGCCGGGGTAGTTGGGTAGTGCGCCGGATGAGGCGATGGACGGTGTGCCACTAATAGGGCCAGAGCCGCCACCGCCACCGCTCATGCCGAGGTTAGTCGTTGGCTCGTTGTAAAGGTCGGCGAACAAGGGGTTGTTGTCGTTGCTCGACAGCGGTGAGCCTGGGCCACTGCCAAGAGAGCCAAGGCCACGGAACGCACCCGTGATGTCGCCGAAAAGATCGCCTAGAAGAGGCTTGCCGTGCTGGTTGTTGTAGTAGGCGTGGGCAGCTACAAGCACGGGACTGAGCAGTGGGATGGCGCCGCCCGCTACATTCTCCGCAAGCTTTGACACGACAGGGTGGTCATGCGACCACATCATGTAGTTGTCGAACCAATTGGTTGGCGCCGGCATCTGCGCCGTTACGTGCGTAGGCGCAAGGTCCGTCACATGCAAAGGCGCACTAGGCGCCCCAAAGGACGGCCCCGCGCCGGAACCGGGCGAGCCGCCGCCAGTGTAGAAATCTAGTCCAGATGGGCCGCTCGTCGTAATGGCGCTAACATTTACGGGCGCCAAGTCCTTTATGGACAGCGACGTGTTGAGTGTTGAAGCAAGGCCGCCCGCGCCTCCATTACTGACTGCGCTGGATGGAACCCCGCCGCCAGAGGCATAGCCCCCACCGAACATCCCCATATTGCCGCCGCCGGGAGTCAGCGACATGGACTGCGACGGATCTTTATTCATCCCGAAGGTAATGGGCGCAGGCGCGCCAGGCGATACGGTCTGCCGCACTTCGGGAACAAACATCACCATGTCAAAGGCCCCGCGAGTAGGTGTAGTCGGTGGGCGCTAGGCCAAGCAGCCTGCCCCAACCCTTGCGTCCGACCAGGCGAAGCTCCTTGCATCCCCAGCTTCTGGCCCAGGCGCACAACGTGTCGGCCGCCTCCTGGGTCCATTCCATGGCTCCGTGGCCGCCAGCGAACAGAACGAAGCCGATGCGGCCTGCTGGGTAGTCGCACCATGCAGTCACCAGGGCGGCGCGGGCATCCTCGATGCGTTCGCTGTCAATCCAAAGCACCATGCCGCCGTGCAGCAGCGAGGCGAGTACGCTTTGCTGGGTATGCTCGCCACCGCGTTCGACCGCAGGCTGCAGCAGCGACCAAATGCGAGACCAGTGCGCCGGAATGAGGGGAGAGGCAACGGGCGTCACATGCGGCTCCGTGCGGCCTGGACGACTTCCAAGCCCTGCGCATAGGTCGTTGCAGACCCAAGGGATGTCTTGAATGCGTGGGCGTAGCCATTGGCCCGCAGCGGCGACATGCGCGAGCGCGAGCCACGTGCCGCAAAGCTCCCAAAAACAACTGCGTCATCGTCGGTCTGCGTTGCAGCTACGGCGATCTGCGCCACGTCGTCAGCCAAAGCCCGCGCCCCCGAAACAAGCGACCGCATGTTCGGCTGAAGCCGGAAGGTCTTTGTCTCGATTACCGCGCCCGCCTGTGGGCCGGTGAATCCGCCTACCTTGTTCGCCGCGTCAAATGCCTGCGGAAGGTGGGCGCTGCTGCTCAACCCCTGGAAAAGCGCATAGGTCGTGTTCGACGCATGGCTCCAACGGTCCTCGACGAAGTTGTGGACGATGACGCTATCGCTTACGCCCGACGACGTGCTCGGATAGGTCCAATAGACGCATTGAGACACGCTATCGACAGCCGCCCGAACCTTCGACAGGTCGTAGCAGTTGGACAGGAACCAGCGATTGACCTTGCCGTAGCCGATGGGCTGCACCGAGGTGCCATCGGTCGCATAGAACCCGTCGCCCGATAAGAAATAGACCTGGCTGCCGATCTGCGCAGCCGCCTTGGGCGTGACCAGGCCGCGCTTGCGCTCGAATGTGTAGAACTGGAACACTACGTCGCCGCCGACGTACTGCATGCGAACGATGCCACGCTCCTGAAAGATCAGGCCGAACTCTTCGCCCTGGGCGATGTATTGGACCTTCCCGTACTCGCCGTAATTGTCCTGATAGCCCGACTGGTAGGCGCGGGCCGATTGCGTCAGCGGCGTGGGCCAGTTGCCCGGGTCGCCGATAGCGGACCACTGCACGCGGTAGGGGTGCGATCCGTTGGCGTCGGTGGTGTTGCCAAGGACAACGAAGTCGCGCACCTTGCCGATGACATAAGCCTTCGGGGGAGAGCCGGCCAGATCCGCAAACGCGGTAGACGACCCCACATCGAAGTCCTGCACCGGATCGACACCGTTAGTCGCCAGCAGGCAGTTGCCGAATTGCTCGAAATCCCACGCCTGCCCGGCGGTGTAGTTGCCCGTCTTCGATACGTCCGTGATGACGCCGCCGCTGATCTTGTAGAGGTGCCCGTTTGCCTGGGCAAAGGTGACCAGCGAGCCGTTGTTGTTGACCATCACCGCGTCGGACGGCGCCGCAGCCAAGGCGGCGCCCGAGGTCGCCAGCGGAGCGAACAGACGCCATGCCTTGCCCGTGTAGAGCACATTCAAGGCATCCTCAAGCGGCACGGCCTGTGCGTTGAGGTACGGCGACGGCGTGCCCGGTGCGACGTTTCGATCATCGTCCGGCGACCACTCGCCGAACTGCACCACCATGGGCTGCATCAGGCCGGCCTCATAACGCCAGGGCTTCCACTCATGCGCTCGCGCTTGTCAGCCAGCGCAACGGCCTGCGCGATCTGCTGGTAGCGCGTCTCCCAATAGCTAACGGCCTGATCGTCCTGCTGGTACGTGCCCGCTTCGCCCATCGCGGCGGCAAAGATCAGGTCGGGGTTGTTGCTGGTGAGCCAGTTGGTGGTATTGGAGCCACTTAGCCCCGGGAGGCGCGCGTAATACAGCAGCGTGACTGGGTAGCTGGCATCCGGATATGGCCCAACAACGAAATTTCCGGCCTCGCGGGCGTAGTAGCTCGGCCTGCCCTGCCCCGACTGCTGCTGATACGTCGAGCGCAGCCAGAACGGGGCCACGCGCTCCAACTCGTACAGGTAATTGCCCGCCGAATCGGTGACGTAGAGGTTCTTAGCCTCCACATAGTCACTCGGCACGGCAAAACTGGCGTTCGTAATCGTCGCGGCGGTCGTTTTCTCCATATCGCGCACGCGAAGGTCGCGGTAGATGCGCGATTCGCCCATGGCGATAAAGGTTGGGACGACGCCGGACAGGTCCGAGCGGTCCAGATAGTCCGTGATCGCGCTTTGCAGGCTGGCGTAATCGGTAATCACGCCTTAGAGCCTCGCGGTCACGGTCTTGAGCTTCGGCATTTCCAGGTTTAGCTTCTGGAACAACCGCTTTTTCGTGTCCTCATTGAGGTTAAGAAGGTCGATACCCTCATTCCGCAGCTCCAGATACAGAATCGGCGGGATAGAGGCAACATGGTGCATGAAGCCCTTGCGGAACTTGCCTGTCTCGTTGCCGTTCTGGCGTAGCGCATGGCATGCGTCCAGGTGGTCATCAAGGACAGCCTCGCGCTTAATGACCAAGTTGCCGTCCGGATCGAAGCGATACCGCTCCGTCATCGAGCGATTCACTTGGACATCTCCACGATGTTCAGATTGCCCGTAGCTGTGCCGTCCTGGATTACGGCAACCTTGTCGCCCGGGCTGACCTTGAAGTATTCACCGTGGGCGTTGGCGGCAATCAGGGCAGAGGTAGCCGTCGCGGTAGGGTTCGGGCCGGTTTCGATATGGCACGCCCCGGTGGCAACTACGCGAATGGCGTAGGTCTGGGCGCCTACCGCAGCGGATTGCACCGACGCGGCACCGATAGCCACGTTCTTGCCGGTGCCGGCTTGCAAATGGCTGAAATCGTCAAAATCCATGGGTCACTCCAAAAGAAAAGGGCGCCCCGAAGGACGCCCTTGAAGACCACTTGTGAGTGGATGGATTAGCTCAGGTCGTAGACAGCCGCGTGAGCCTTCTCGTTGGACATTTCCAACGTCCACTCCTGAAGGATCTGCACCTTCTCGCTGTCGCCGGTCTTCGCCAGCGGCGTCTTCTGGAACGGACGCAGGTAGGCGAGCTTCACGTAATCCGGGTCGATCAGCGTGATGGTGCCGGCCGCCTGGAAAATCGACGGCACGATGGTCACTTCGCCGAAGTCGGACACGTAGATGTCAAACGCCGTGTTCAGCTTGCGGCCCTGCAACTCAACATAGCGAGTGCCATTGCCCTGGAACGCCGAAATCTGCTGTTTCTGCTTCGGGTAGGCAAAGGCCAGCTTCGGGATACGGCCGGTCGCCGTGAAGGACGAGAGCAGTACGCTCTGAAGCATCGCTTCAGTCAGTGCGCGAGCCGTTCCCGCGGTGCGGGTGTTGGAGCCATCGCCGGTCGGGTTGGCGCCGGTCGCGCCGAAGCTGGTGTTGGACTTCAGCCATGCCGGGAGGCCAGCCGAAACACCCGCAACGGTGGTCGTCGGGGCCACGCGGGCGTGGTTGTCGAACAGCGAAGCCTCTACGTCTCGCTTCAGCTCCTTGACCTTCTTGAGCAACTGATAGCCCATCTTGCCCACCGTGCCAGCCGAGTTGACGGCCGAGTTGGTGCCGGCCACCTGGGCGGTGTGCGAGCTGATCTGGCAGTAATTGCCAAGACGAGTGGCGCTGGTCAGCGCATCAGCCGAGGCATCGTCGCCCTGGATATGCGCGTTAGTGGCGTTGGGCGAAGCGAACGAGTCCGTGAGCCACTCGTGGTAGGTGTTGGTTGCCTTGCCCTTCTTCAGGGCAGTCTGCGCGACGGTCACGTCGGGATCGACGTTGAAGACCATGTTAGCCAGGTCTTCTCGGTTGCCGACAACGGAAACCGACTGATAAGTATTGCTTGGGACGGCCATGGAAGGCTCCTGAACTAGAGGGATTCGAGGAAGGCGGCTTGAGCGTCGCTATCGCCTTTGAAGGCGCGTTCGCGAATGCCCTTGAGCCGCGCGGCATGCGTGCCGAGGGATTCCTTCGGAGAAGGCTTCTGCATCGTCGGGGCCTGCTTCAGCTTGGCGCTGATGTCCGGCTTCTTCGATGCGATCTGCTGATAACGGGCCGCGTCTCGCGCCACCTTGAACACAACCGGGTCCATCTCTACGGCGTCGTAGTTCTTGTCGTCCGCGCCAATCGACTTTAGGTAGCCCTTGATTTCCGCGAGCGCGTTTCCGTGGCTCACGTCGTCAGCCAAGTCGGGGTTCTGCGAACGAATCGTCTCGATAGCCTTGCGACGGGTCGCCTCACGCAACTGCGTGATGTTCTGCTGGTAGTGCTGGGTCAGCGCCTGCTTCTGCTGCACGATTTCGCCGTGTGCCTGCTGGAAGCGAAGTTGAAGGGCGCTGTACTGCGCGGGGTCTGCCCGATAGAGCGCGTTCCAGTCGATGCCCTGGTACTCCTGGGCCAACTGGCGCTCCTGGTTGTCGATCACGGAGCCGGCCATCTGGATCTTCTGCTGCCACTCATTGCGCAGCGTGGCCTGTTCCGCATCAAACGCTTTCTGCTTCTCCGACAGCTCGATGCTTTTCCGATTGACGTGCCCCTCCAACT